GACCGTGCTGGACAAGTCCGAAGCCTTAAACAGGCGCTGCACATAGTTGCCGCCGCATCCTCCATGGCCGCCAAACAGCGCGGCAGAGCTTGAGCTGCCTCCCGAGCCACCACCGCCGCCAGCGCCCCAGAGCTCCACCATCACCACGGTCACGCCCGCGGGCTTGGTCCAGGTGCCGTTGCTGGAAAACTCCTGCACATCACGGATGGTCTGCCAGCTTGCCGTGGTGCCGTCTGTGGTCACAAACTTGCCCGCGTTGCCGGTTTGCGCGGGCAGCACCGCACTGAAGGCCGTGGCCGCCACAAACGCGGTGGTGGCCACTTGGGTGGAGCTGGTGCCTGTGGACGCCGTGGGGGCCGTGGGCGTGCCGGTAAAGGCCGGGCTGGCCAGGGGCGCAAACCCCGCCGCCACAAAGGCAGTCGTGGCCAGTTGCGTGCTGTTGGTGCCCGGCGAAGCAGTGGGCGCCGTGGGCGTGCCCGTCAAACAGCAGCGCGCCCGTGCCCGTCTCGTCCGTGAGGGACGCCGCCAGTTGCGCCGAGGTGGCCGCAAAGGTGTTGTTGGCCAGGTCGAAGGTCTTGTTGGTCAGCGTGGCCGTGTTGGTGCGCTCGGCAAACACATGCGCCGTGGTGGCCAGTTGCGTCGTGTTGGTGCCCGCGGCTGCCGTCGGCGCAGTCGGTGTGCCCGTCAGCGCGGGGCTTGCCAGCGGCGCCTTGGCGTTGAGCTGCGTCTGCAGTGCACTCGTCACCCCCGCCACATACCCCAGCTCCGTGTGCGTGGCCGATACGGCCCCCGTCACGTTAGGAAACGAAGCCTTGATCGTGGATTTGAGCAAGCGCAGGTGGTCGTCGCCTTCGCTCTTCAGGTCCGTGGCGCCGGGCTTGGTGGCATCCAGCTGGTTGATGTAGGTCGCGCTTTCAACGGTCATAGGGTCCTCACTCGCATGGCAGAGCCCGAGCGCAGCGCCGCGTCATCGGCCTGCTGCAGCGCGGCCACTTCGGCCCGGTACTTGGTGTCCCACAGCGGGGTGCGCTCGTCTTCCATCAGGTACGGCGCGCCTTCAGCCAAGGCGCCAAACAGGTACACCCCGGGGTGGTTGGTCAGCAACCAGTTGGTGGGCGTGGTCGACAGCGCCGCAAAGCGCTGGTAGTAGTCCAGGCTCACCGTGTAGACGGCATCCGGCGTGGGGCCGAACTGGATCGCGTCGCCCACAATCGCGTAGACCACCGGCTGGCCCGTAACGTAGCCATTCGGGAACTTGCGGTCCATGATCTCAGGCGTGACCACCGACAGCGCCGCAGGGGGCGTGGTGTTGGTCAGCGTGATGTTTTCCATCTCCAAGAAGTCGCTGGGCAGCGTCACGGTCTGCGTGCCGGCCACGGTGCTCAGCGCCGTGTTGGTGACCTGGCGGCGCAGGCGCAGATCTCGCGCGATGCGCGCCTCGGCCAGCGTGATGAAATCCGGGATGATGGACGTCAGGTCCGACCGCTTGAGCCAGTTGGCCACCGAGGTCTGCAGGTCGGAGTAGGTGGCAATGGCCATGTCACACCCTGCCCTTCCAGATGCGGAAATGCGCCAGCGCCGGGTCGTTCAGCAGGCGCTTCTGGTGCTCGGGCGAGCGGCCCAGCTCCTGCAGCGTGATGGCGTGGTCGTTGAGGTAGCGCTCCACCAGCACCATGGGGATGCTCGCGGCCAGGCGCATGTCGCTCGAGCCCGTGTGCCCGGCGTTGTGCATGGCCTGGGCGCGCTCGGCGTAGGGCGTGCAGTCCTGCGTGGTGCCGGTGATCAGGGCCCCGTCTTGCAGCGCCACGGTGGTCACCACCCCGGGCGCAGCGGAGATGTCCGTGCGCAGCATCAGGAGTTGTCCAGCGGGACGACGTTGACGTTGCCCGCCGCGGTGCCCTGGATGTAGGCAATGTGCGTCAGGCCCTTGGGCACGTGCATGATCACCGAGTCCGCCGGCTGGACCATCACGTCGCCGGTGGTGGCCGTCACGGTGGAGTCACCCACCTTGACGTAGCACTCGTTACGAGCGGCCACGCGGATGTAGTTGGGGGCTCGACCGGATGAGTCGTTGGGGATGGCGGTGCGGGCCGAAGCCGCACCAGTGGCCGCGGAAAACCCGCTGGCCGTCACGGAGATGAACGCTCCGCCGAAGATTTGAGCCATGTGCTGCTCCGACGTCTCTCGACGCTGGGAGAAATGAAAAGGGGCCCCGAAGGGCCCCCGTGCTTGCAGTGCGTCAGGCCGGAGCCAGGTGCACCGTGATCGAGCCCACCGCCGAGGTGGCGGTGCCCGTCAGGTCGTAGCTGAGCGCGTCACCCACAGCCAGCAGCAGATCGCCGGCGGTGGTGGACAGCGTCAGCGCCTGGTTGGCGTTGGCCGTGCCCACCAGGTTGTACGAGCCCGAGTGCAAGACCGTGCCGCTGGCCGGGGCCGTGGCAGTGGGGGTCTTGCGGATCTGCGCCGTGCAGGCACCACCCGTGCCCGCCACATCGACGCGGCCACGGATGGCCTTGACGACATAGGCGCGGTCGGCCACGAAGAACGTGCAGTCCACCGTAGAGGCGGTGTAGTTGATGGTCACCGGCACAAAGCCTTCGCCGCCGGTGCTGGCGTTGCCCACCATCCCGAGCGAGGAGTCGGGGTTTTGCTTGATGTCTACAGACATGTCTGGTCCTTTCAGAAATGGAAAAGGGGAGCCGAAGCTCCCCTTTGTCGAATTGGCTCGGTCAACGAGCGTGCGTCAAACCCTTGCGGATGTTGGCAATGGTGGTCTTGCCAACGCCGTACAGCTTGCCCAACCCGCGTGTGCCGGGCGGTGTGCTTCGGATGTGATCAATGGCTTCTTGTGTTAGCGGCTTGTTCACGTACTTCTCAGCGTCTTGCTTGACCACGCCGCTGCGGCGCCGGATGCGCTTGATCGTGCACACATCCACCCCGAAACGCTCGGCCAATTCCTTGGTCTTGCCAACCGTTGAGCAAATCAGGTCAATGTCGGCCTGATCTTTGAAAGCCGAATTCCAATGCTTGACGCCAGACGGAAGGCCTGACACCTTGCGCCCCTTTTCGAGCATGTCTTGCACGTTGTCGGCTTGGGTGCCCAACTGCAGGTGCGCAGGGTTCACACACAGCCGGTTATCGCAGGTGTGCATGACCACATAACCGTGCGGCGGCGGCCCACCTTCAGGGATCTCGCCTCTGAATATGAGCCACGCCACGCGATGAGCAAGCAGCACACCTCCTTTTTGGACATACCGCTTGCCGTTGACCTCGCCGCCGATGAGGCCGTAACCGTGCCCATTGACCCTGCCGGTCCAGTTCCAGCACCCCGTTTGCGGATCCATCGCAAACCGCTGAGCAAAACGCTCGTTGACCGAGCCAACCCTGGTCCTACGCATACCACCCCCACACAGCAATGTGCCGCATGGGTGCAGTATAGCGTATTACCGTTTACAAAATATCATAAACAGCTCCGTGGGCCTTGGGCGCGCGGCACTCCAGCGTGTACTCCACCACCAGCTCGCGCTGCTCGGCGTCACCCGTCTTGGCCAGCTCGATGGTCTGGAACGGGCGCAGGTACGCGATCGCCAGCTTGTCGGACTGCAGGACGAAGACGTCACGCGCGGCCATGAAGCGGTTGGGCACGCACTGCAGCGTGCCGAAGTCGCTCACGTAGAAGTCCACCGAGCTGTACAGCTTCGCGTCCTCGCTCTTGTCAAAGCGAGTCGCGTTGCCGGTAAAGCCGGAGAACGTCTGCTTGGCCGCCGGGGGCAGCATGACCATGTCGGGCTCGCCGCCGGCCGTGTAGACCTGCTGCAAGACGTCCTTGACCTGCGCCTCGGTGAAGGCGCGCTGCGTGCCGGCGGTGTAGCCGGTGTTGGCGGTGTAGCTGGCCAGCGTGCCGCCGTTGCGGTTGACGTTGTCCACCACCCAGCCGCGAAGACCACGCGAAGACCGCGGGGAGGTCGCCAGCACATCGTTCTGGGTCAGGCCCAGCTCCATGTCGCGCTTGATCTCCAGCGAGGCCAGGCTGAGCTGGTAGGCCAGCTCGTCCTTGCGCCCGGCGGGGTTCATCGCCTGCTGCGTGCCCGACACCACCACCTTCTTCGCAGAGATCTGCGTGCGGTTGTTCAGGCGCGCGGTGACCGTCACGGTCTTGGCGGTCAGGTCGTCGCCTTCGGCCTGGGCGTTGGCTGCCGCCGCGGCCAGTTCCTGCACCTGCCACTCGTGCAAGGTGTTGGAGGCCTTGGACTTGCTGGCCATATTGAGAACAGGTGTCTGAGTGGGACTTATCCTGTAAATGATATCCGTGAGATCTTCGCGATTCCCGATCGCGGCGGTGGTCAGGAAGGTATTGGTTGGTGCAGCCATGGCTGCCTCCTTTCAGCGCCTCTCGGCGTTAGAAGTGGTTGATCACAAAATTGCTGCGAACGCGCGGGCGGCG